GTCCGATCAAGCGAAGCCACTTTTCCGCTGTTCATCCAGTCCGCTGCTGGTCTCGACCTACGGGCCGCACGCATGCGCATGGCCGAAGCCGAACGCCGCTTCGGCTGACACACGTTCCATTTTTTCCAGTTCGCCGCCTGACTTCCACCGGGGATGCAGGGCGACGGCGCTTGTCCTGCCCGGTAATACAAAAGGAACCGCACGCCATGAAAAAGGCTGCATATGTTTTCGCGACCGTCGCCGCAATCGTCTGCTTCGGTCTCGCCTTCACCATTCTTTCCGCCGACCCTTCCCACGCGGCCTCGCTCATGAGCCACGATGCGTTCGTCCAGACGCGCGGCATTCTGGATCATGTCTATCAGGCCAGCCCGGCACTGCTGGCATTGCGGGCGACCGCCGCCGACCTGACGACGCGCGCCGAAAACAAGCGCAAGGAACTGGTGGAAGGGCTTTCCGATGAAGCCGCCCGCGCCATCGAAAAAGAGCATTCGGACATTCTTGCCGAACTGGATGGCGTCCGCGCCGGGATTGCAACGCTCGAAACTGCGGAGCGAGGCGGTACGGCTCCCACGCCTGTCACCACCACGCCGCAGGCCGTTGCGCAGAACGCGGAACGTGCCGAACGCGAGCGCGTGACGACTATCGATGATCTGGCGGCGCGTGCGGGTTTCCCTGACTTCGCGCGTGACCACATCCGCTCTGGCACTTCGCTGGACAGCTTCCGGGGCCTGCTTTTGGATCACATGGTGACCAATGAGCGCACCACGCCGACCGACAGTCGCGTTCGCGTGCAGGTCGGCAACGACGAAGCCGATACCACCCGTTCGGCCCGTGTCGAAGCGCTCGCCTATGGTCTCGGCGCGCCGGTCCCGCAGGCCGGTCCGTCCGCCGCCGCCCGTCAGTATATGGGCCAAGGGCTGGTCGATATCGCTGCCGATTGCGTGAACTATCATGGTCGGCGCATGCTGAACGCGCGCGATATCGACAACATCTTCAGCCGCGCGGCGCATTCGACTTCGGATTTCCCTGTCATCTTCGAAGGCGCTGTTAACCGCACCCTCGAACAGCGCTATGCACTGGCGCAGCCGACCTTCAAGCGGTTCGCCCGCAAGAAGAACTTCCGCGATTTCCGCCCGGATACGGTGGTCAAGACCGGCGATTTCCCGATGCTGGAAAAGATTCTGGAAAACGGCAAGATCAAGTTCGGTTCGTTCGGCGAAGGCAAGGAAGCCGTGCAGGCCTTCAGCTATGCCATTGCGCTCAACATCAGCCGGCAGATGCTCATCAATGACGATCTTGGTGCAATCGCCGAACTGCTCACGAGCTATGGCGCGTCTGTCGCTCTGTTCGAAGAAGTCACCTTCTATGCCGGTGCCTACAACGGCAAGCTTGCGGACGGTAAAACCGTCTTCCATGCGGATCATAAGAACCTCGCTGCTGCTGGTTCTGCCATTACTGTCGATAGCGTCGGCGACGGCCGCAAGTCGATGGGGCAGCAGAAGTCGTTGGATGGAAAGCCGCTGTTGGCGAACCCGGCGCGTATCATGCTGGTCGGCCCGAACCAGTTGACCGAAGCGGAAAAGCTGCTGGCGTCGATCACGCCCGCCACGGTTTCCACGGTCAATATTTTCTCCGGCAAGTTCGAATTGGTGGAAACGTCGCAGATCGCTGACAATTCCTGGGACCTCTTCGCCGATCCGGCTACCGGGTCAAATTACCGTTGGGGCTATCTCGAAGGTTACGAGGCTCCGCGCGTTCGCATGGACGAACCGTTCGGCTCGCAGGGTTTCAGCATGTCCGTGGAACATGACTTCGGTTGCGGCGCGACCGACTTCCGCTTCGGCTATCACAACCCCGGCCAGTAAGCCGCCCGCCTGACTTCGTTGGGGGAGCCTCCCGGCTCTCCCTTTCCTGTCACGTTGATCGCAAGGAAGATCACCATGAAAAACTATCGAGGCCCCGCCGATACGGTGGAAGTCACCGCGCCCGCCGATGTCAATTCCGGCGACGGCGTTCTTGTCGGCAAGCTGTTCGGCGTGGCGGCGTTTTCCGCCAAAGCTGGCCAGCGTGTCAACATTTCCTGTTCGGGCATTTTCACCCTGCCGAAAACGAGCGCGCAGGCGTGGACCGAAGGCGCAGTTCTTTATTGGGACGGTGCCAAGTTGACCACCGCCGATAATGCCGGTGCAAACACGAAGGTCGGTTACGCCGCCGCCGTCGCCGCCAATCCGTCGCCGACCGGCGACCTCATCCTGCATCAGTAAGATGATGGACTGGCGAAAACTGGAAGCTGCCGTTGACCGAAAGGTTGGCGGCGCTTTTGGCGAGACGGTCCGCCTGTCGTTCATGGTGAACGGCAAGACGGACCCGGACCGCCCGCAGATCGTCATCCGTTGCGAAGCTCTGCATACGGAAGATGACACAACGCGTCCGGTCGCGAATGCCGTAAGTGGTCCCCACCGTGTCCGCTTTGCCGGAGCGGATGCCGTGCTTTTTATTGATCGCTCTACCTACGAAGGCCCCACGCTCAAATCCGGCGACCGGGTGCGGGCCATGGATCGGGCAGGCGAACCGGCGTGGCTGGTCGATTTTGTCAGCGACCGGCACAGCAATCTTATCGCCGTCGCCCTGAAAGAAATTTAGGAGCCTCCATGTCGTTCATCCGCTTTGCCGCCCGCATCTCCGCAGTGGAGGCGACCAAGGGAAATACGGTCTTCGGCTCCAACGTGCTGGACAGCGAAATCGGTGTGCTTGATATCGCCGCTGATGGCTCCTTACGCACGGATAAGGACAAGCCGTTTATTTCTGTCTACACGGACGGTTCGAAGCTGCTGGAAGGTCTGGAGCTTCGCTCGCTGTCATCGCCGGGGCAACTCGATATCGTTTTTGAGGCTGGCGTGACCACGGCGCACGCGGTCACCGATGCCGAGACGGATGAAAGCGTTATTCTCGGCATGCCCGCGACGGATGCGACATTTGAGTTTCAACTTGATATGGCGCTTCGCCAGACTGGCGATGCGCTCAACGACCCCGACAATGAATGGGCGGCAATCTTCCGCTCTCTCTGCCTGTCGTTCCACTCCGCCTCGCGGTCACGCATCAGCGGCGATACAAACGGTATGCGGCTTGCCGCGCACCAACTGAAAATCACCGCCAACATGGTCGCCGAACCGTTGCGCGGGGAACCTCTTAAGGCCGGGTCGCCCTTCGCCAAGTTCCTCGCGAAATGCGAAAGCGACCTTGTTCCGAATGATCCGTCCATGGCGGAAAAGATCGCCCTCATGCGGGCACACCTTTCGGGGAACGCCAGTGAATTGCAGACGGCCATGCGGCGATACGGTCTTATCCATGACGAGGCCGACGCGATGTTGATCACGCCTTACGAGGGGTCGCCGTAATGGCCAGTTTGGTGGACCAGATCACAGACCTTTATGTGCGAATGGCCGAACTTGAGCGCCGGAACCGCAACCGGCGGCGCAAGGGAACGATTGCCGAAGTCAGCGACGACAAATCGAAATATCGCGTCAAGCTGTCGGAACAGGACGGAAAGCCCTATCTGACGCCGTGGATCAAGGCGCGGACGCTTGCTGCCGGTGGCGTCAAGGTGGATGTCCTCTACAGCGTCGGTGAACAGGTAGATGTTGTTTCCGAAAACGGCGACCTGACCGATGCGCAAATAGATTTCTCCACCTACAGCGATGACAACGCCCGCGAAAACAGCGACACGCCGTTTCATATCAAGATCGGCGATACCGTCATTGAAGCCTCGGCGGGACAGGCAAAAGTCACGTCACCGAAGGTGATTGTTGAATCGGCAAACGTGCAGCTTGGCGGCGACGGCGGAAAGCAGGTCGCCCGGATCGGCGACAAGGTGCATGTCGCAAGCGGCTCATCCGCTGGTATGTGGCCGATTGTCGAAGGCTCGGAAAAAGTCTTCGCGGTGGACTGAGGAAACCCCATGAAAAACTACAAGGTTCGAACCGGCTGCGAAATCGCCGGGCGCTGGCGGTCGGCTGGCGAAACCATCCCCATGACCGACGACGAAGCCCGCGAGCTTGCGCCGCCCTTCGGCAATGTCGTTCTCCCTGAAAAAGAGGATAGCGCCCATGGCAAGCTCAACCGGCGTAAACGGCCAGACCGGCGCGCCGCTGAATGACTGGCCGCATACGCAGCAGTCAATCCGCAAAATCCTGAATACGCCGAAAGGCTCGCGCGTCATGCGCCGAACATTCGGCAGTGATGTTCCTGATTTTATCGACAGCAAGATGACGCGGCGCAACGTGCTTGCGCTCTACTCTGCCGCCGCAACCGCAATTCTCGAATGGGAACCGCGCTTCCGCATGACTGCCGGGCGCGTGACCGAAGCGGATGCCAGTGGCGTCATCGCGCTCGATATCTTCGGCACCTATTATCCTCGCGGCCATCGTGGCGATTACTCCATTGCGGAGAGCGCCACCGTCCGCGTCATTTATCCGGGCAGATGACCATGGCGATTTACGCACCGACGACAATTGATGTTTCGCGCCTGCCGTTGCCTGATGCGATTAGCCCGCTGGATTTTGAAACGCTCTATAGCGCATTCAAACTCCGCTTCCTCGCATTCTGGAACACGCTGCGGGCGGTCGATCCGTCACTGCCGGAATATGACGTGCAGGATCTCG